TCATGAATGCTCATTCGTGTACGCCTCCTCTACCGCTTTGTCGATGTCCTGTTCAGAAGCGTCAAGACCTAGCGACTTCGCTTTCTCGTGAAGCAGAGCCACCGCACGCCGCTTCTTGGACTCGTTAGTCTCGTCCTTGTCCGCAAGCGATAGAACCACTTGCGTTGCAAAAGCTTTTAATTGTTCCATTACTTGGCCTCCTGACCTTCTGCCGGTACTGCAGATACTGACTCTGGCACCGCTGAAGATGCCGGAGCGACAGCTGGGGCCGCAGAACTAGCAGATTCTGAAGCTGCCTGGTCAGCCGCTTTATCCGCTTGCAGCGCCTTAATCTGATCCTCTAGCGCCTTGATCTTAGCCGCCTTGGTAGTGATGAGTGCCGGGTAAGCTAACGCCTGCTGGCTGTCACCGACACCCTCTGTGGTTGGATCAACGGCTACCCCGACAATGGTCAATAATGCAAACACTGCATTGACCACTGCAGTGAGCTCCTTACCCAAACTAGCAAAATCCCAGTTGTACCCGAAGACTGCCGCCACCGCTTGAATCACCAACAAAGAAGCTGGCACAACGGCCAGCCAGAATTTGACACTCAATACTCGTACTTTCCAATTAATCTTCATGGTTATCTTCTCCTTTAATGCCTACATGGTCTTCTAATCGAGTGATTCTAACCGAATGGCTACCGAGCTCGTCATCGTGTGTCCTCAGATGTTGTCCCAAGTCTGCCAGCGATTGTTCATGCAGTTTTAGCTGACGATTAATTGTCTCTGAAAGCATTTGAATATCAGAACGCAATGGATCTAAGGCAATCTTTTTGAACAGCCAGCTGCCCGCGCTCACACCCACCCCTATGATTGATATGAACTCCGCCCAGTCAGCCATCGTGTATCCAAAAAATGTCACTTTCTCACTTCCTTCCATAAGGATGTAACGGCTAGTTATAGTTGACTCAATTTCCCGGTGTTTTGCTGCTATCTGTGCCCTCTTTTTCAGAAGCCAAAGAATCCTCTGTGTCATAAATCAATTTCTGAAATTCGGCAATGTCAGCTCGAACTTCTTTCTTGTTCGCGTCATAGAGTGCCTGATTCTGAATTGACTGATTGACCGTATTGGCTCCATTTCCTTCTTGGTCAATAGTTGCGTTCAAATAAGCGACCTGAACATCACCAATGGTGGATGTACCTGTGAGACTGATGCTCTTTTTAGTTTTCAATGCCATGATTACTTCTCTCCTTTTTCGAATGCTTCGTACAACGCTAAATATGCATCAAGATCGGGTCCGCCTATTTCGTTCTCATCAACGTAGTCACTGATGATTCGCTGGACATCGTCAATGTGATTCACATAAGTACCACCTTCGATTTCGGCCTTCTGCTCAAGCCATTCACCATGAACCTTGTTGTACTCACGAGCTAGGTCGGGATTCAGCTGAATATTACCGTTCGAATCTGTTTTTGATTCTCCGTTCTCGTCTTTAAGAGCATACTGAGCGACTAAGGCTTGCTCATCCTCACCAGCAGATTTCAAAGTTTGCTTTAACAATTTGATGAACTTGGCAAGTGCCAGAGCATCCCTGCCCTTAACTTTTATTTGTTCAACAAGTCTGTATACGTTAGCAATATTTGCATTTTCAAGTGTGATTTTCATGTTTTCCTCCCAAATTAAAAGCGCCAGCCTATGCCGTCGCTTTGAGTTCATCGATTTCAGTTTTCATTTGTGCCAGCAGTGGCAAGAGTGCTGCCGCGATCCGGTCGTACTGGATCCCTTCAAGCTCACCATCTGGCCCACGGACAACCAGATCCTCAAGACCGGCAGCTTCCAAATCCTCGGCAATCAGGCCAAAGTTGGTCTGTGGTAACTCTTTTTGCTCGCCGCTTGCATATCGCTCCATGGCTGCCTTGTCCAGCCAGTGAGCGTTTGGCACGGTCAGCAACCGCTCAGCCAAATCGGTAGACCGGGTTCGCTCGATGTTGACCTTGTACTTGCTGGCAGACGTGCTGCGGACGAGAGCACCATCCGAAGCAACAAATGCGTTTGGAGATGATGAGGTTGTTTTTGACCACGCAGAAGGTATCTGCACGTAGTCAGCTTCAATGTTAATGCGTGTTCCTCCAGTTGCTGCGCTATCGTTGTAGCCAACCATAATAGATGGAACGGTAGACATTCCCAAACCTGTTGAATATGATCCGCCTCCGATGATTCTCACACCACGATTAGCGCCACCTACAACAGTGTCATAGTTTTTTGAAATCGAAATACCACTGAAATCTTTTTGGAAAAGTGGTACCCCACCAAGAAAAGCGTTGTTTTCTCCAGAAACAGAGACGGTTAAAACATCACGTCCTACGATTTCAGCGCCCCTTCCAAGAGTTTGACTTGATCCGACATTATCGATAGTCAAATAAGGTGTCTGATCCGTGTCAAAAGCATAGGGTTGGGTAAATGTCATTGATCCGCCCTTAAGCAAAACACTGTTGTTGCTGTCCGTTACGGATATATATTTTTGGTCGATGTTGATATCAATGTTGTTGTCAGTTGAGTGTATGCGGCCTCTCTGGAACTCAACCATCCCTGTATTCAAATTTATGGCCAAGTTAGCGCCAGAAATCGTGCCAGTCACAATAGCTGATGCGTTGAGGTTGATCACGTTGAGATTGGCCGCATTCAACGTCCCGGTGGTGATCTTGTCAGCAGACAAACTTGAAATCGCTGCTGAGGGGATGAAGGCATTGCCTGTAAAGACAACTGTTGGTGCATCTAGAACAAGCTTGCCGCTTTGAATCAGAGTGCGCTTGGCTTCCAGATTAATCTGGCTGAGCACATCGCCCTTTGAGACACGCAAGTTGATTGCATCTTGTAGCTGAGTGATCTGTGAGTTGTTGGCATTATCCACCGCAAAATAAACATCATCAACCTGAATGAATGAAGAATCCGATTGTGCGCCGTTGTAAGTGAAGTCAAGCCTGATATAGCTGACATCATCTTCAGGTGTCCAAGTCGCAGTGAACGTCCCCCAGTGATGGGGTGCTGCATCCCACGATAGTCCCCTAGGGGCGATAAGTTTCTTCGCGGCATCATAGGTGAAGGCATAAGCAATGAGCGTGCCAAGCTGGTCACCAGCATTCCAACGCGACTTGAATGTGAGTCGATATTGTGTTCCGGCTTGAACCGGGATGAAGACATTTGACATCACATCATTGTTGCCACTTGCGAGTCCGTTGACCCGAAGTACCTTCCCCGATGAATTGTTTTCATTTGGGACGATGTTGTTGGTGATGATGCCACTCGGTGACCAATACAGAGGTGCTCCCAAGTTGTCGGCTTCAAAATCGCCATCAACCATCAGATTAGACCCCATACCGATCACGGATGTCCATTGGTTTGAGAGTAAAGTTTGTTGGGCCTGAAGATTCCCAAGCTGATTTGTCGCTGTGGTCTGGAACCCTTGTAAAGTCTGCAAGGCAGTGGTGGTCTGTCCTTGATAGTTTGTCATCGTTGTCTTGACATTTTCGATGTTCGTCTGAACTGAGGTGATCCGCGTGCCTTGATCAGTAACCTTGGTCGTTAGATTTGAGAGCCCATCAGTTGTGACATTCAGTTGGTTCGTCACCGTAGCCAGCTCTGTTTTTTTGACGGATGTGTTGTTCAAACCGGCAACCGTGACATTCAAGTTGTTGTACTGGGTCATCGTCGGTGAGTATACACGCATCTCAATGTCGTCAAACCAAGCAAGCATGTTGGACTGAGCCGCTGTGTACGTCACACCGACCTTGACAAAACGACAGTCAACAGATGGCGTGTAAGTGGTGCTGAAGGAACGCCAATTTGCTGGGGTGTCATTAACAATCATTGCTTTCGAACCGATCAGATTTTTGTTCGAGTCGTACTCAAAGATGTAGAGACGCAGCGAGCCTTTCTGATCAAGGCTCTGCCAACGTGTCTTAAACGCGACATAATAGTCCACTTGAGAAACGGCAGTATAGTAAAGTAACGCAAGGTCTTGGTTGCCATCAACTGATCCGACAATTTGCATGCACTGTTTCGACTTATTGAGATCGTGGTTCGGCTCACCGTTGGTCACAACGAGGCCACCATCCCAGTAATCCGGCTGCTGTCCAACAGCATCCCCTTCAAAATCAGAGTCGAGGACAAGATTTCCGCCGGCCTGATTGATGTCACCTACAGATGATTTAACACTACTCAGTTGGACGTTGAACTGACTTGCTGTTGCACTGATCTGTCCTTGCATCCAGTTCTGTGTTGCGTACGGTGTCAGCATCCCAGTGACGTCATTTCGCGTCATCGTCAGTGCGAGTCTATCACTTGCCACTTTGAGATCACTGGACAACTGATTGACTGTCCCGTTGAGGGTGTTGACAGTTGTCGTGTCTGCTTTCAGACTCAATCCATCCGCTGCCTGCTGAGCCAGCGTCTGTGCAGTGGTCACTTGGCCGGTTAATTTATTGACGTCTGTTTTTGTGGCCATGGTGGCAATCGTTCCGGCTAAGTCGTCGGTTTTTGTGACCAACTTGGTGATCGTAGACTTCTGATCCGTCACAGTGGCCAAAGTCGAATTGGCAGTTGCCATGGCGTTAGTGGCACTGGAGACCGCAGAGGCAGCTTGAGACTGGACAGCTGTCAAGCCCGCATTGGTCTGAGTTGCAAGCGCCTTGGCAGCGTCAGCGGCGGTCTTGGCAGCATTGGCGGTTTGATTGCTCAGATCCACCAAATCCTTGTTACTGTTTGCTTTTGCCACAGCATCATTGGCAGCTTGTTTGGCAGCAGCAACATCCGCGATTGCGGTGTCAACCTTCTTCTGAACCTCGGTGCCAAAAGCGTCACCGGTTTCGGCATTCCATTGGCCATCATGAAAGAGCCACATAATTGTCCCCTTGGCAGTCGTTTGATAGTATACGTCACCGGTTTTACCAGCAATATTCAGATCGACCGGCGATTGATCTCCCCAGCCTGTTGAATTCATGCCATTTGTTGCCTTCGCAATCACGACCTTATCAACTAACTCAATCTGTGACTTGATCTCGTTGACCCGGCTACTGAGATTGCTATATGCAACATCTGGCCGCGATGTACTGTCGTACGTCTGTGTTAGATAGCTATGATTTGACGGTTGCCAGGTATATCCAGTCAAACGCGCTCTCACATCAATATCATCAAGCTTGTGCGTGATGGCGACCGTATCGCCTGGCAACACAGTGGTAGTGATGCTTAAATCCTTGTACTCTTCAGTATTCTCAAGCAACGCCACATTCAACTTGTACGTCCACTTGGCCTCATCAATATGACTTTCGGAGAACTCTTTCGTAGCGGCAGCACGAAGTAACTCGTACGCTTCTTGAACCGGAACAGCACCTTTTTGATCCCCTGTTGCCTGTGTTTCGTCAATGGCCTTGATGTCCTGATAGGTTTTGGTGCCAATCTTCGGCTTGCGATAATTGCCTAACTTGGGGCTGTCAACATACAACTCAGGTAGCAAAAGACCATTGTAGCCTTCTGGCAGCAGTCGCGTAATGATGCCACTACTGTCCTTGGTCGCTTCGTATCCGGTCAAGTTGTGTGCATATTCAAAATGAACACCACGATCTTTTCCTAGACGAGGGTTGACGCTGAAACTAAAGTCCTGCCAATCGAATTCACCACCCCAGCGGTTAAGAAACGAGTTGTCATCCGTTCCCAAAAGTGCCTTGATGATTGACATTCTAACCAGCCGGGCATTGGTTACATTTCCGATTGTTGATAGAACTTTGAAGCCAGTTGGATAGTTGGCAGCGCGCATGATCTGATCAAGTGCGCCCTGGCCATCTTTGTCAACGATGTTGGTGTCCGCGATGAAATCATCGTTAAGATCCCAGAACACGTGATAAGCAGTGATGCTAAGATGACCCATGGACTTGATCACTTGCGCGATTCGAAAAGCAGCCTTGCCCCCCGGAACTGGCACGCGCACGATATTTTCAGCCACGAGGTCTCCAGCATGTTCGCTAAACATCGGATAATCGAACGTCAAGGTGAACTTCGCGTTGAGCTGCCAAGTGACGATATCATTGCTGATGTCGTCCAAAGCATAGCAGTGGTGACTGAAATCATTCTGGTCACGCGGATAGAGTTCAATATCTGTACTCATACATAACACCACCTAGGCTGCACTGTGATACTTGTGACGCCGGTCAAAATGACATGATTGACACCTGGAACAAAGAGCGGCCAATCACCCGCTGTCGAGGTTGTGATATCCTTGTCAGCCATGATCGCCGTGTGTTTAGCACAGTCGAGAGTGACAGGCGCCGTCAGGCTGTCAATTGAGAACTGGTTCGTGTTCACGGAAATCTTGACTGTTCCGGACCCTGAAACGGTGAGCAACGGTTCCGCTGCCACGTTACCGGGGTTCACGATGTCAAAGTTATCCGTGAATATCTTTGGATCAGTCATCTGATACTCAAGCGGATCCAAAGTGAAGCTGGGCTTGTAGGAGCCACTGACCTCCACATCGTCTACCGAAAACTCGCCTATCGTGACTGATTTGATGAGCCGATAGAAGTCGGGGTCATCACTCAACACTAGCTTCGATGCAGATTGCAGTAACTGCCGTGTCTTCCGCCATGACTGGTTGAGCGTCTTGAAGTCCACGAGTCGGAGTTCTGGTGACCAAGTAATATCCATCCAACCCCGTTTCTCGGTTAATGAACCACTCAAACGGCCAGGCACGTCTGTGAACTTCACATCGCGCTTAGCTGCGGGAATGTTTGGCTTCTTAGTGACCAACGTCCCCGGCACATACTGGGTCAGAGGTTGACCGTCCAGAATTAATTCAACCATCTGTTATCAAAGCCTCCTTCCATAGCTAAAGTTTTGAGTTGCATCCTGCTGTTTCAAGTAGTCCGAGGTGTATGGACCGGTGATAGTCGCAAACGTGCGGCCATCCACCTGCAGCGTAATTGGTCCTTGGGATGGCATATGAGCCGCAATAGCTGCACCCATCTTATTCCACGTATCATCGTTCAGCGGAATAACGCCCTCTGGCCCAGCTTCGCCACCAACCTGTGCCCGGCCATTGTTATTGGCAAACATAGTCGGTTGCGTCATAATGCCACCTTGCGCGTACCAGTCAATACCCAAATGAGGGATAGATCCATGCAAAAGATCACCAACAGACCAACCACTGGGTTGGATGCTGAAATGTGGCATTGGAATATGTGGCCAGTTGATACTGAAGTTGAAGAAACCTCGAATGGCGTCAATCGCTCCTCGGACGATATCCTTTGCAGTATTGATTGGCCCAGAGATTGCATTTTTGATACTGTTCCAGACGTTAGATGTCACAGAACTAACCGCATTCCAAGCACTTGAGACGGCATTTCTAATACTTCCCACAACATTTGAGATAGTCGATTTAATGCTGTTCCACACATTTGATACTGCACTTTTAACACTATTGAAAATATTTGAAGTAGTCGAACTAACTGCGTTCCATGCATTAGATACAACTGACTTAACTGCATTTACAACATTTGAAACGACATTCTTGATGTTGTTCCAAATGCTTGAAACAACACTTTTAACCTTGTTGAACACACTAGAGGTAACACTACTAATCGAATTCCACGCACTCCGGATCACATTACCTATGCTGGCTAGGATTGGGCCAAAGAATGATTTAATACCATTCCAAACTTTGGTGATGATACCCTTAATTAAATTCATTGCGGTCGTAATAATGGTCTTCCAGATATTGAGATACGTACCAATAATGACAGCAATAGCGGTAATCGCCACCGTAAAGATTACTTTGATTCCATTCCATAAAGCAGAAAAGAAGGACTTAATACCGTTCCAAATTGACTTAATGACATTTACAGCGACTGTAAAAGCTGGCTTCAAAAAATTGGTAATGGCATTAATCGCAATCGTGAAGATTTGCTTAATGCTTGTCCACATTCCAGAGAAGAAACTGGTAACGGTACTCCAAACACCCTTAAGCCAAGTGACAATCGCACCCCAGTTCTTGATAACCAAAACGACTGCGGTAATCGCGGCAATTACAGCCGCAATCACTCCGACAATCGGCAGGAGCGTGGCCATAAAAGCTCCCATGCCTGCGGCCCCTAGACCAGCCCCTGTACCGGCAGCGGTCGCGCCAACACCGAGCATTGGTAGAACTGTTGCAACTGCAGTGATGACTGGTGCCAAGACACCAAGTGCGACAGTGATTGCACCAAACGCAACAACCAGCGCTTTCACGGGTGCTGGTGCCTTATTGAATGCATCACTGACACCTTTGACAATTGGCAGAAGCCTCTTGATCACAGGTAATAGGGTCTCTTGAATTGTTCCACCAATCTTGCCCATAGTCTGTTCGTATTCTTTCTGAGCTTGTTTGGCCTTGTCTACTGGATCCAAGGTCTGCTTAAAAGATTTCGAGACGGTTCCACCAGTGTCTTGGGCTGATTTTTTTAGACCATCAAGTGAAACTTTGCCATCACGGATGGCTTGAGCCATCTGTGGACCTGACTTGGCGCCAAATGTTTGAATTGCAATGTTAAAAGCATCTTGGTCTGTCTTGGCATCTTTGATTCCTTTGAAAGATTCCGTCATGACATCGCTGAAAGATTTGTTCTCAGTTTTTGCGGCAGAGAATGCCTTCTGCATGCCCTTGAGCACTGTGGAAGAATCAATCCCTGATTTGCTCCAGGAAGCAAGTAGTGGAATTCCCTGCTGAAGACTAATGTGCAATTGTTTGAAGGCTGGGTATGCCTTTGATGCATCTTCTTCAAGGTCGGCAACTGGTACACCTGTCCGCTGAGACGCTGCAGCAAAGGCATCAAGTACGCTAGGAATATCTTTAGCGCTGAGATTGAATCGTGACATGGAATCATGTAATGCGTTGACCGCGTCAGTCCCAGACTGACCTGTGATCTGGCTGAACTTGGCAACGTCCTCGGATGTCTTTTCCAGCTGCGGACCACTCAAATTGAATTGACTAGTAAGCCCTGCCATGGTATTCGACAGGTCCATCGATTCCATTTGCGCACCAGACTCGGAGCGTTCAACTTTCTCAAATGACTCACCAAGTTTGTCTGCAACGCCTCCAACAGCGCCAGTTTTGCTGGTCAGGTTATCAACAGCGTCATCAGTTTGCGCCCATGCTTCTTGCGCCTTTTGGTTAAAATTTTGTAGGCCTTGACCAGCAGATTGGAATCCATTGGAGACAGTCTGCAACCTTTCAGCAGCTGTGTTCTTAGCAATCTCGTCAAGCTTTGAGCTAGTGTCTTGTGACTCCTTACCCAATTTACCCATTTGGTTACCCAAATTGGCCACAGATGTTTCGGCGTCATTTAACTTGACTTTCATCTGTGTTGCCTCAGTTGAGTTCTCTCCGTAAGCGGTGACCGTTTCCTTCAACTGTTGCTTCAAGTTATCAACTTTTTGCCGAGACAAGTCCATTTGTTCGGACAGTTGCCGTTGGGCGGCAGCTGTCTTCTGCGACTCGGAAGCATTATCACCTAGTTGGGCGTTTGCCAGTTTAGCCGATGAAGACGCGAGCTTAAGCTTAGAATCAAGCTCGCCCTCTTCCTGCTGCAGGTTACTGATATGATCTTTGGCATCGTTAGCTTTGGAACCTTGCTCACTGAGTTGGCTGTTAACTTGATCAAGAGCACCTTTCAGGCTATTTTCAACCCGTTGTGCATCCGCAACCTTGCCGACGAGCCGATCAAATGAAGAGCCAGATGTTTCACCACGATCCTGCATCGTCTTCAATTGTTCAGACAGAATTTGCGTTCTTTTAGCAGCAGCTTCGGATTGAATTTGCAATTTCTGCTGTTCAGCAGCCAGTTTCTGAGTCGAACTAGCATTATCATCCATAGACGATATCTGGGCTCGATATTCCTTTGCGGCCGTGTTCATCACGGCGTTGATGTCTTTCACTGTGTTAGCAAACTGTACTTGACCATTCATCTTGAAATCAAGAACAACGTTTTGAGTTTCGTCAGACATGATTTTCCTCCTTTCTTAATTAGTTAAAAAATGGAATATCGTCCAGTGTGACCTGTTTCCGAATGGGATTAGGTTTCTCTTTGTAAATACCATCAGGATTATTAATCTCGATATAGATTAGATATTGTTTCAGCCACAGATTAGGCGTTAATTTCATGAATTCTTGAAGTGAGTATCCCATCAGCGCTTTCGCCACATACAAATAAAAGGCCCAGGGGTAATCGTTATCCTCCTGGGCCTCACCTTCCTGTTGTGGCGACTTTATTTTTTTATGTCACTTAGTTGGAAGTTCTGCTCATTTAGAATATCCATTGCCTCTTGAATAACACTAGGAATTTCCGAAAAGGGAATAGCACGGTTCATCTCATCGAAGGTAGTTTCCGTACCTCCACCGACAAGTAAGCCGTAAACAAGCGCCCAAATGAGTTTCATGGTTTTCTGATCGCGATGAATCACTTTCCGTTTGAGCATAAGATTCAAATCCTTCTCGAATGTTTTGTAGCCTTGCCCATATGCGGATTCAATAGCGTCAATTGAGGCAAAAGTGAACGCTGCAGGTACCTTTGTACCTTGAATCGTGATGAAATGATTGTCTCGGAGCCTAACTAGATCAGAGAGCTTCGCCATATTTCTTTGTCCTCCTAATTAGCAATAATCGTTAATTCCCCGCCTTGTTTGGCAATCGTCTTAACTGATTGCGGGGCTACACTTTTGGGATCGGTTTTTGTTTTGCGATCGTTTCAAGCTGTTCTGGAGAAAAAATAACCTGCTTGAAAAAGTCGTCAACAGTCAGGTCAGCACTGTCTCGGGCTGAATTATAGCGTGCGTAGTAAATGCTCGAATTACGCAAACCACCTGCGTTGTAGACGATATCAGGGTTGACTTCCTTGAATGACTCTTCAGAAGTTGCATGGGTTTCATTAACAGCAGGGTTAAGTGTACAAGACGTCAACCAGATGCCATCATGCTGTCCATTGGCCAACCATGTGTCAAAACCAATTGCAAACTCTGGCATTGATTGTGCAAGCGTGGATCCAAACTCGACCCCATGCTTCGCCGCGATGCCTTTCATTGCATCCAGAACTGCAATTGGCATCCCGATGTGGGTGTGTGTCACTGCAATACTGGTTTCTTGCGTGATTGTCCCGAACTTTTTACCGCTGGCATAAATGTCGTTCGACTTTCCGTTCCCTTTGAAGGCAATCTTTTTGATGTTCGGGATCCGGATAACACTTGTATCGAAGACCGGATCAGTAGATGCCGTCTCATTTTGCTTTTTCATAGCGAAAAACATATCGCCAATAGTGAGCTCTAGCTCAATATCGTTTGCTCTGCTTGGTTTATCAGACATAGCGATTCCTCCTATTTTTTCAATGCATCCATGACCGGTTTGACCATAGTCTGCATAATTGTATTTTTGTTGGCAGCAAAGGTGTTGTGAACATAATTGCGTGCCCTGATTCCTTGATGGTTCTTGGGACTTGTTCCATGCTCCAGAAATAGCCACCAAAATGCATTTCCAAACGTCACTTGGATGTGATCGCCCTTGTCAACAACCTGTAGCTTATCTCTTAACGTCCCATAGGTTTGTGCGAGCGGAGCGTTAGGTTCACTTGGCAACTCGGGCCGGAGCTTGTCAGCAAATTGACTTGCTGCGGCAACAAGCCCTTCTTTTGACACTGAATCATCTACTTTGAGACCGCTGAGATACTTGGCCATTGTTTCAAAACCGTTGTTATTGACCACCCGCAATCACCTCGATGTACGTGTACAAATCCGTGATAGTTTCATCATTTTCATCGCCCGGAATGCCTCTGAATGATTGGAACGGGACATCATCAAACGTCTTGATGAACGGCAGTAGCTCGTCTTCAACGCCCTTTGTATACAAAGACACCTGATACTCATTCACGATTAACCGTGTACCAGTGCTGGCTACTAGACGCTGAGTGTTTGTATAGGTGTATATCCAGTACGGATACTTGGCCGTCCGTGGTGCAACGTCTCGATAGACCGCACCCAGTTGCTTGAGTCTGGCCAGAAACTCGTCAAATGTGATCAACATAGTCCAGGCTCAACTCCATTCTTTGATTGTCGGGCGTCTCGTAGATTCGTGTGATTTTGTAATCAGTTCCTCGGATCCGGACACGATTCCCACCCTGAGTAATCGACATATCCCGACGAATCAAAATGCGCAAGACGACATCCTGCTTGTTCTGCTGCGCGAGATATTTTTCAGTTGAGGTGATCCCAATGTCGGCGTAATACAAGACCCGCTTGTCTTCCCACGTTTGTTTTGGACGGTCGTGTGCGTCAACGCCGTCCTTAAGTTCCAACAGTGTGGCTATCCACCTGAGTTGGTTCGTTAGATTGACTGTCTGGGTCATCTGTTCTCACCTCCAAGTAGAAGATCGGCTCCAAGGCTTCAAGTGCCGCCGCTAGATCGTCACCGGCAGATCGATTGTCATTCATCACGGTAGCAACCATAAGCTGCAAGTATTTCACGCTATGGCCAACTTTACGCTGGACATACTTGTCAGCTGCGTCCAGATAGAATTGCAACATGGAAGGGTCCATGTCATCTTCCAATCGGATGTGTTGTTTTAAGAGATCTAACAAGGTTGGTTCTTCTTCAGATTTCTCGTCAGCCATCTTTGATCACCGCCTATCCTTGACTAGGTGGCGTTGTTGGCGTTGTTGGCACAGTTGCGCCAGGTGCATCAACCGGATCACTGGCCACTGAAGACAGTGTCTTGGTGTTGTCTGTATCGAAAACAACCTGATAATCACCATCTTTGACGACTGTCCCATCAGGCAAGCCGGTAACGTCAACTTCACCAGTGCCCTTATTGCCGACAGCAACCACCTTGCCTTTTTGGAGTGCCTTTAAAAATTCGGCGCTCCGATCTGGTGTATCAGCCATGTTCTAGCTCCTTTCTACTTTGCTGTTAATTTAACCCCGCCCTTGATTCCTTCAGACTTAACTGATTGCGGGGCTACACTTTTGGGGCTGCTGTGAGCAATGCTGCCCCTTTGGTTGTTAAAAGACCTGCGTCAGCAATTGCATAGGCACCATAGTCAGTTGAGCGGCCCTTGACGTGGTCTTCTGTTGCTACTGTAAGTGCCTGGTTAATGTTGACAACGACCGTATCTGTCACATCCGCAATCAGGACGTCCCCATCATTGACACCAGCATCTGGTTTCACAACTAAACCAAGAATGCTACCAACGCCTCCATTGATTGGACTAGCAATAAACAACGGACGACCTTGACTATCAACGATGTTTGCCAATTGATTCCAAATGGTTTTGCTGTTTGCATAAACTGCCGCCTTGCCAGCAAAACTAGAGTGGATCTTGGCCATGGTGCTAGTGATATCCTTATATGCGATTTGATCCTTATAAGTGGCAACTTGTGGCGTACCCGCTTCGGCCTTCAATGCAGTCTCAATGCCTAGCGGTGAATGTTTACCATCGCCTTGATGAATCGCAACACCAAGCGCAACACCCAGACGATCCCCAAGCTCTTGAGTCAAGAAACTGATGAAGTCATCTTCAGACATGCTCTTCATCTTCCATGACACGGTGGCGACTTTATTCAGCTCGTAACCTTTAAGCACCAATTGACTGAATTTGTTTTGCTCATCAGCCGCCTGCGTGTTTTCGTCAACCCACTGAGCATCACCAGAAACAATGCCATCGTGCTTGTTGATAGTCAGCGTGCCAGAAACGTTGAATTTCTTGGCATCAGCGAAGGCTGGATATTGTTCTTCCGCAATCTTCCAGATGCCAGCTGCCACAGTGTTAGGAATCAAGGTTGGAGTGTTACCCGTTTGATGAGAAAATGGTGTGCCATCATTAAAGCGCACGTTTTCCTTATCGAATACAGACTGTTCTGCAGCATTGAGAGTGTGACCAAGCAAGGACTTTGCCCAAACATGTGCATATTCTGGTTGTGTCTTGGCAACAGAGTTCAGTTTAGTGTTTTCAAGAGACTTTCCAACACCAACAATGTCGTTGGCTGGTGCTACCTGAGCCAAGGTGATTGGCGCGTGGTCATCAAGGGCTGCCAAGTTGGCTTGGTCTTTCGTTTGCTGATCCCACTTTGCGTCCAAATCCTTCACGGACTTCATTGCTTTGTTGGCATCCTCAGACTTCCCCTTATCGATTGCGGTGCGAGCATCGTTCATCAGAGCTTCGCGTTGCTTCAAGTATTCTTCTTTGTTCATGAGGTTATTCCCCTTTCAAATTTAAGAGATTGTATTCTGCATTCAAAAGCGCCATCTGATCATCATCAGACGGCGCTTTTTTTAGTGCTGTTGTGTTTCGGAAGTGTTTCATTTGGTTCAGCGTGGCAAGACTTGGAATCTTATTCAGGCTAGCAGTCATGATCATTTTCCCTGGCTTCTCCGCATTGTCAAACATCATCTTGTCAGCAAACCCTTTTTCAATGGCTGTCTGCGGATCCAGCCAGTAAGTTGAATCCATCAAGTCAAGGATTTCTGTTTGAGATAGACCCGTCTTGGCCATATAGGCATTAGCTATTGCTATGTTTGACTTCTTTAACGAGTCCGCAGCATTCTGCATGTCATGATAGTCACCCATCTGTCCACTGGAGACATTGTGGATCATCATCATCCCTGCAGGTGACATGGCTACGACATCACCCGCCATCGCGATCAAAGATGCAGCGGAATATGCCACACCCACAAC